TCCCCGTTCACCAGCACGATTTTGAACTGGTGGGGGCGACCGTCACTCTTGGCCTTGCGGCACAGGATGTCGGAAGCGGAGCCTGGAATATAGTTCATGACCAGGTCGGCTTCCTCGCCATCCTTCAGCGGGGCATTGATGAAGGACTTGTAGCCGATCGTCTTCATGTGGCTGGTTTCGACCAGATCGGCCGTGCCCTCGGGCAGCGGGACTTCGGTCAACTCCGCCAGTTCGACCAGCGCAGGCGTAGCCAGGGTCCAATCCCACAGCCAGAATTCGGTCAAATGACCGGTTTCAACGTCACTCATGTCAGAAGCCTCCTTCAGGCCGGTGAAAAGCGGATCGTCAGATCCGTTTGCTTGCGGTGGATGTAGCCGGCGCTCGTTTGCTCCCCCAGATCGCGGGGGTGCGTCGCCGATGCACGCCGGAAATAGATGCCATTTACCCTTTGGCGCGGCCCGCAGGCGTCGATGACAGCCTGTACCAACGCTTGAGCCTGATCGTCCGCTTTAGCCCAGCAATCGACCTGGACCCGCACGAATTGCAGACTTTGCAAGCCTTTCATGGTTTGCGCCAGATCGCCCCCTACGACCTTTAGCGTGACGGCGGGAAGGCTTGGCCTGCCACCCCAAGTCACGCTATTGCCCACGATCCCGGCAACCACTGCGTCATCACGAAGACGCTGCCGCAAAGCTTGCTGCATGTCCATATTTTCAGACTCTTATGCTGGATTTGATGGTCGCCCACAGGCCGCTTGCTATGACCCTGCTGACATCATCGCGCGTCTGGTCCATGGCCGGGCGCATGAAAGGATGACCTTCATGTTTCCATGTTCCGAATTCGACATACGGCGCATACCAAACATCAGCAGCAGGGCCGATGAAAACACGAACTTCATCGTGACGGATGGAAAATGACATTTCCTTGGGCGCGATTGTGCTGACCCCGATACTGTCGCGCAATCGGCCCGTGTCTACCGGGGCAAGTTGCCTTGCTCGATCCGCTACGACATTGCCGGCGCGCAGCAATATCCTCGTCTGCGCTTCGCGATCGATAGCAGTCTGCAATCTCTGAAGATTGCGCATGACTGGCCCGAAGTGAAACATGAGCGAATTCTCAACTGTCCTTGCTGACCTCGCACCGCCACACTTGACGGCGGTCCAGCAAAGGCTCCGCGATTATCTGATAGGTGCCGCCCGTCTCGACAGGAGCAATCTGATCGCCCATCGTCGGCGCAGGCACGTCAGACCGCCGCACCCTGATGAAGCGGGCGACCCCGATGATCGGGCCGTCGCCCATCTGCACATCATTGTCCTGCTCCCGCAGAATTACCCGGACCGGCATTGACGAACCCGCCCAGACCGCATCCTCTCCAAGCTTACGGAAAATCGCGTCTACCAGACGCCCGCGCGCTGCGATAAAGGACACGGCCTGGGCTCAGTGTCAGATCGATTGATGCAACCGGACCTGTCCGGTGGCGACGGCCGACGCCTTCGCCACCGCCGCCACCGCGCACTTGGTGTTATCCGTTGCCGTGATGGTGAAGCGCTTGTTGGCGTCGTCCCAATATAGGATTTGGCATTCCGTCCATGCCTGGGTCGAAGCGTGTGTTGCCGCATCTACCTCGAAAACGCCTTCGACGGCGCCGGCGAACTTTTCGCCCTCTGCAGCCGTGGTGGACGGCACCACAACATAGGCGCCAATCTTGACCGGCTTGCCGGATACTACGCCGCCTGCCGGGGCCGTCAGATCGAGGCTGCGCCCCTCAGAAATCCAGTTCTTCATGTTCAGTCTCCAATGCTCGGATGGCACATGTCACTGCCATCCGCTTCAAGGATCGGTCGAGCGCGGGCTTATGCCGGCGCCGCACCCGGGTTGCGGTAAGCGCCGCGATAGTCGATCGCGTCAGCGTAGAAGTCGTAGGTGACCCGGAAGCCAACGCCGTCGGTCGACCAGCTCTCCTGCGTCATCAGGCGCGGCGCCGGCGAAGACTCCAGTGAGCCGAAAACCCAAACTGGCGCCTGTGCGGGATCGGCATAGAGTTCCCAGGCATAGTCGCCGATCGATCCTTCAACGACCGGATCGAGACGCCCCGAGAAGGGGTTGACGTTGTTCGCCTGCTGCGGCTGCAGTGGGGAAATGAGCTGCTCGGCCAGCGTTTCGACGTCGGGACCGACCAGAACCTGCCGGGGCGCCAGGTTCATCACCTGACCCTCAATGTTCTTCTGCTTGCGGATCGCTGCACGGCCAGCGCTCAGGCCCGGGATGGAGAGCGAGGTACCGGCTGCAGCCAGGTTGCCATGATCGGCATGGAACAGCGTCTTGCCATCGGCAAGTTTGGGTCCGAGGCCGCTATTGGCAGACTTGACCGTATAGAAGAACGCATTTTCGAACTGCGCGATCATGGTGCCGATCGAGCCGAAGACGTCGTCGAACGCACCGATATCGTCGTTGACGATGGCCTGACGGGTCAAGGTAAGACGGCGCCCGAAGGACCCCAGCTGAACCTGTTCCTTGCCTTCCCCGATGGTACCGGCCTTGATCTCGCCGTCTTCCAGATACGGCTTGAGCGTCGGGAAATCGCCGACCCGCAGCAGGCTGGTGGGCCGGAAATCGCGCAGATTACGACGCCGCGCGATTGCGGTGAACGTCGGCGCCGCCGCTTGATACCGTTCCAGCAGAATGCGCTGGCCGGTCTGTTCCATGATCAGCGGGAAGTCGGATGTGGTATGAGCGGCGCGCATGATGATATCGGCATCACGTTCGATGGTCGACACATTGGCACGGGCACGGGCCAGATCGAGGATCGAATAGCCCATATATTGCCGTTCGCCATCCTGCGGTGCGCGACCCATCGCGCGGCTCACAAGGGCGCCCACGATCAGGCCCCGCGTGGTTTCCTGCTCGTCGCGGGTTACCTCGGCGCGCGGGCCACCAAGCGAGCCACCAGTGGCGGCGCGCTGATGCTCGGCGGCGGCGGTGAGCAGCGCCGAACGGGCGGTTTCAGCGCTGATTTCTCCGCGTTCGTTCTGTGCGACCAGTTCCATGGCGCGCGTTGCAACCGGCTCGCCGAACGACCGAGCGTCGGCGACAAAGCCGAGCGCCTCGCTGGGCCCGAACCGGCTGATAGTGACGGCCGGTGCCGGCTGCGCCGCCGGGGCCTGACGATGCTCGGCAGCCGGAGCTGCCGCAGGGGGAACGATGGGCGCAGCCGCGCCGCTGGGCAGATTACGCCGCATATCTTCTTCCTCTTCGAGTGTGGCGGTGCCGGGAACATCCGTCGGCGCAGAGCGAACCCCGGCGTTCGCATCTGCCGGAACTGAGACGAGACTGACTTCGAGCAACTCCCAGGCCGTGGCGCGCCAGGTTTCGTGTTCGGTTTCGTCGGTGCGGGTGATTTCCCACTTGGTGACACGGTAGCCGATCGAGACGCCGCGAAGTTCGCCACGGGCGACCATCCCCTCGATCTGCCTGGCGCGATCGGTCTCGCCGAAATGGAGTGTGCCGATCAGACTGCCATTTTCTATCCGCACATTGGACACGCGTCCGATGACCGCATCGGCCTCGCGCTGGTTATGCGTATCGAGCAGGCAGACCAGGCCGCTCTCAGCGCGGCCAAGATCGACAGCCTGTTCGCTGATTTCCAGTTCTTCGGTGAAGTACCAGCGGCGGACAGCCGAGCCGGCGGAAAGTACGGCATCCACGGTCCGCCCAGTGGAATCATAGCTGCTCGGTTCCACCGTCGCCAAACGGGTCCCCTGAAAGCCCGCCATCGGTTGGCGCCTTTCAGATTCGTCTGACGGCGGCGCGCTTGCGCGCACGAGCATCGTTGCGGCCAACAGCCCGGCGGCTGCGACCCTCCGCAGTTGCAACATGTCAGTCTCCTTAAAACTAGGCCGCGTCGGCCTTAGGGGCGATGTAGCCGGCGGCCACCTGAAGCACCCCCGCGTCGGTCAGGCGGCGCGGATCGCTATCGAGGGCCAAGCCCAGATCGTCGATCAGGTCATTCACCTGTTTGATGGCCCGCAGATGCTCTTCGGTGTTGATCCCCCGTTCAGCAAGCGAGCGGCTCAGCGTCTTGATCCCGCTGCGGATTTCGATCAATTCGGCCATCAGGTCCTTGATCGGGTCGACGAAGCGGCGCACCGGCAAGGCATAGCTGACGGCGCAGTCGAGGACGCGACGATCGCCAGTCTCAAGAGCGGCCACCCACATCCTCCGCTGGACTGCCGGCTTCACGAGACGCGGTATGATGATATTCTGCTGCCAATCATCCAGCAGCGCCCACTGACCAAGCATCGCAGCGCGCAGGCTGGAATAATTGGCCTGCGTAACGTCGCCTGTCATCCGGTGATAGGGGGCCAGGGTCGCGGATGCGGCCGCGAGCTGCTGCCGGATAAATTCGACCGCGCCACCAGCCTGCGTCGGATTGATCGTCTGAACCTGATCGCCTTGTTGGGCGCGATAAATCATTCCGGGCGAAACCGATTCTTCAAGGCGGCCAGAGCGGTTCGGTTCGGGCTTGGCCTGCCCGGTGGTCGATAGCGGAGACGTACCTTCGCCGCTGCCAGGCACGAGGATCAGGCCCAGGCATGCCTGCACCTTTTGCTGCATGCGCACCGCATCCTCGATATCGCCGATATCGTTCAGATCGAGCGCAACCGATGCAAGCCAGGACACGCCACGGGTTTGCCCGAAGCGCTGTCGATCATAGAGATGATCGACATGTTGGGCGCTGACAGGTGCAGACTTGTAAGTCGACAGCAGGGCCATTGAGCCGGGATGACGATCAAACAGCCAGTACGCCGTGCGATCATGCCCCCGATCAAACTCGACGCCCTGAACGATGCGCGAACCGTCAGCGCGATCCTCCTGCTTGGCCTGATCGAGATAATCGCCTTCAAGCCCGCTGATACGGCTGTTTGGTACCCCTGCGCCATCGCGCCAGACGGTAAGAGCCTCGCCACCGATAATCGTGGTCTGCGTCGCGATCTTCTCATAGCCATAGAAGTCGTCTTCGCCGTCGACCTTCGACTCTGCCCAGCGGTTCCAATGATCTTGCGCCTTTTGCGCTACCGCCTTGTCCGCGTGTGCGAACTGCGGCGCGATCCCGTCACCAACCGCATCAGCCACCATGTGACGAACCGCGCTGTTCACATACTTGTTGTTGCGGAACATCTCATAGCCTGCGCCACGAAGGCGGGCGACCGCGCGCGCATTTTCCGCGTCTGCATCAGTGTTTGGCCGCTTGATGCCACGGCCTCGACGCCCAAACGAAGCGGCATCATATTGACGATAGGCCGCGATACCCGCTCGAGCAGCGATCCGCTGCGCCGTCCAGGTGGGCGCGAACGGTTCGATCGCGCGATCTATCATCTCGCCAAAGCGCACGGATCAGTCCCGCTCGAACCGTGCAAGTGTGGTGCCGCCACTCATCGTACGTGGCATCTTTGCGTCGGCCGCGCGCTGGCGAAAATAGGTCAGCGCTGCGCGGATGTCGGATATCGAGCGATAGGTAACGCGCTCGCCATC